GGCCGCGTTGTTGACGTTGCGGGCGGTCTTACTGGTGGCTCCAAGGATGCCTTTCTCGCGGATCGACTCATCAGCCTCTTTGAAAATCCGCTTCAAATCGGATTCCGTGATCGTGATGCCGGGAATCACGTTGGAATCCTCATCTTCTTCGCTGTCGTTCCGGTCAGGTGCAGTGAATTCCACTTCCTCGAACATCGGGTGCCCGGTTTCGTCCATGACCTTGCGGTAATCGACCGGTTGCATTCCTGATTCGTTTTCGACCAGCACCCACCATCCGTTTTCATCCCAGCGGTGAGCCGCCACGTCGTATGCCTTGCCGTCTTCCAGATAGACCAGCGATCCGACAGGAGCACCATTGCGGAGCCACGACGGCGCGGGTTGCGGGGCGCGATCCAATTCCACTTGGATTTGCTGGAGTGCTGCCTGCTTGGTTTCCAGTTCGGCCTCGCGGGTGAACGGCTTCTGAATCATCTCCTCCAGCGAAGCTACGGAGCCGTCGATAGAGTCGAATTCCTCTTGGATGTTGTTCAGCACGCGAGTTTGACCGCGCACGGTGGCTTCGATGGAACCAAGCGAAAGACTCGGATTGAGAACGATGACATCATTGTCGGTCGGAAGCTCCATCTGGAAGGTGGACTTGCCGCCCTCCCATGTCTGCCAGCGGTGGAAGATTTTCGCGCCGTTGTATTCGACGATGAGCTTGCCGTTGTCTTTTTGCGTCAGGGACGGGAAAGCCGCCAAGTATGCTTCGACCTCCTTGCGGTCGGTGTAAGTCTTCTCCCCGATCTTAATGGAGAACGGGCCTTCCTTGGCTTTATTCCATCGCTCCAGAGCGGAAGTGATGGATTTGATCCGGCCATTGGAATACGTCTTCGACTGCTTGAGTCGCTTGATGTCGCCTTTGGCGCGTTCGATGGATTGATAGTGGGTGTCGCGGCGGCGTTCGAGCTTCTCCACGTCGCCCTTGAGCTTGGCGCGAACCAGAATCCGGGGATCTCCCGCTGCGGTGGAAAACGACGACTCGAAATCCGCCACGTCTGAGCCGCCTTCATTCAAGTCCGCACCGTCACCTGTCAAAACACGAAGCGAGGAGCCGCCTGCATCGACAAGCATCTCGGTGAACCGGCTGATGAACTTCACCTTGTTCAAGAGCACCTGCCAGCGGCGTCCATCATGTGATCCCTCGGTGAAATACCGGTATTCGTAAACCGTGTTCCACTGGTTGCCTTGGCGGTGGCCGCGTCCGTTGCGCTGCTCGAACTCACCGGGAGTCCATGGCGCGTCGAGGTGGTGCATCGCCCGCATGTTGTCCTGGGCGTTCACACCGGTCCCCATGGTTTGCGTGGAGCCGAATGCGAAGCGGATTTTCCCCTCGCGCATGAGTGCCGCCAAATCTTCCTTGGAGACGCTGCCGGATACCCGGTTGACCTTGCGGAGCACGTCGCCGGGACGATCCTTCACGGGATCAAGCGTCATGTTGGAAAACACGGCGATTTCATCCGGGCGGACGCCTTGGGCGACAAGCTTTTCTACCATGTCGCGGACAAGGTTGAATTGCGGGCGGCGTTGCTTGGAAGTGACCTTTTTGCCGTCGAAGTCCTTTATCGTCACGCCGTTCTCATCCTTCATCGAAACCTGCGCGTCGGTGAAGTCGTTCCATCCACGCTCCATGAAGATCATCTGCGTGGCCTTGGGGTCTTCTTGGTAGTGGGAAATAGCATTCCGCACCATCAGGTTCGCCTTGCTGTCCGGGGAGTCGGGAAGGGTCGGGTCAATCAAGCGCATGTCGAGCGCGGCCTTGATGCCCTCGCTTTCGAGTTGGATCGGCGTATCGACGCCGTTGAGCATCGCCTTGCGCTTGTCCTTGCCGCTGAGTGCTTGGAACGCCTTGTAGCGGGCCTGAATGCTGCGCTTGTGCTCTTTCTGCTCGGGCGTCATTTCCGCCGTCACCGGGCGCATGACCTTGAACGGACGGCCAAGACCTCCCGGTGTTTTTCCTTCCGTAGATGCGCGGGGGATGAATTCCGGCATGGACTTGGCTTGCACCACATCGAAGTAGCGGCCAGCCAAGCGGGCGAGTTCCGGCACGTTGATGAAGGAAAGCAGGCGGGTGACAGGCTCGTAGGTGCCGCCGGTGGTCAATTCCACGTCGCTGACGGCTTGCGCGAAGGAGTTGAACCAATCGTCAAAGCCGTTCAATCCAGCGGACTCCATGGCATCGTCCATCACGAAGCGCATCATGTTGTAAGCCTCGTTGAGATTGTTCGTCAGCGGAGTGCCGGTGAATAGGAATACGCCCTTGCCATTGTTGCGGGCCTTCACGGTGTCCGTGAGAGCGCCAAGCATCCATCCACGGTCGCTCTCGGTTTTGTTCAGCCCCTTCACTTCCTTGCGGGTGGCCAAGGCGATCTTTTTGAACATGTGGGCTTCATCAACCATGATCGCATCCACTCCCAAGTCCTCGAAGAACACGGCGTTGTCATTCATCGCCTTCGCCGCCTTGTCTTTGATCCGCTTGATGATCCGGTTGCGGGTTTTCACCAGCTCCTTCGCAGTGTGTGAGTCTTTGACGAATTTCAGCGCCTTGGACACATCCTCTTCGCTGTCGATATTCAGGGCTCCACTCACTCCAAGATCCTGCAACGCATCCGCGATCTCGCTTTCAAGCTGCCTGATCTGCTTCTGGGCGATCTCCATCAGCGTTTCCTCGCGCAAGGCGAAGCGGTCAATCAGCGAGTGAGTGACAACGATGGCGTCCCACTCATCATTGGCGATCTGCCGCATGGCGTTCTCGCGGTTGGTGGGACTGAGGCTGTCGATGAACAGGAACTTGCCGCCAGGGTAGGCTGCTTGGAAATCCTTGTAAACCGACTCGGCGTTGGCGTTGTGAGCGAAGACGAGCGACTTGCGGAATTTCCCGAGCCTGCGACCTTCGACGGCGAGTCCGGCCATGGTGAAAGTCTTGCCAGTGCCGACTTCATGCGCGGCGAGCATTTGCCCGTCCATGATCCCGCGCCAAACCGCGTCTTTCTGATGCTGGCGGAAATCAAACTCAGTGGTGCCCATAGTGAGCGCCAATCCCTCAAAGCGGAGGTGGGAGCCATTCCGCTTGGGGACGACCTCGGAATTCATCACCTCGTTGTAGTCGTTGGCGATGCGGCCTGCACGGCCTGGGTCGGACCATAGCCAGTTGGCGAGCTCCTCGCGGATGTCGTCGATCTTCTTGTTGGCAAGGTCGGTTTCCTCTGTGTTGAGCGTCCTCACCCCGTCGCGGTCGGTGTCGTAAATCTTGACGGTGGTGCCGTTCATGGCGGCTTGGAAGATTTTCGCGAAGGAGATGCTTTGCGTCCCCCATGTGGCAGTGGCTCCGGTGCCGCGCTTCAACGATTCGTTGTTGATCTTGAAGTTCCACCCGGAAATGGCGCGGGTGAGTTCAAAGTCCTTGCCTGCGGTTTCCGCCTCGCTACTGAGAAGGTGGGAGGCGAAGTTCAGGTAATCCTCACGCGGAATCCACGAAGCGCCCATCTGGACCTCGATCTCGAAATACGCCACGTCCTTCGGCTGGACTTTCTCAAGCGCCTCGATGTTGCGGTCCATGTCGATCCCCTGCTCTTTTGCGTCTCGGGCTTCGCGGAGTTTCCGGCGCACGTTGCCGCCAAGGTATTCCTCAGACGGCTCCCACGTCCCCGTCGGGGTCTTGTAAATCTGGTCGAGTTCCACCAAGCGGGCGATCACATTGTCAACCGGCTTGTCTGCCAGCTTGGCGATGGCTTCCACGTCGAGCGTGGTGCTTTGGTTGCGCTGGATGGCGTAGGCGTCGCCGATATCGCCCTTTGCGTCAGCTACCGGACGGCGCATGATGTCTTTCAGCAGGATGTCGCGCGGGACGAACTTGCCGCCTTCGGCGCGTTCAAGGTTTTTCAGCGTCAGCGCCATCGGATCACCCGCCTTGTCGAGCGCCTTCAACATGAAGGAATTCCCGATTGCGCCGTGCGCCTTGACGAAAGCGTCATACTTCACCTTGGCGCGGGCGCGGATGGTTTCCGTCTGCGGATCGCCCTCGCGCTGGCCGCGCAGCAGATCCTTGATGTCCTCGCGGAGTCCAAGCAGTTGCTTCAGTTCATCCCGGCGCTTCTCGGTCTTTTTCTCTTCCTTGAGTGTCCAAGTGAAGAGGTCTTCGAGCGGCTGGAGTTGCTCGCCTCGCACGATGTAGAACCCGGCTGGCATCGCGCCGTCCTTTTCGCTCCATGTTACGCTGTTCTGATCCGCCGTGTCCTCGCGGTTCTGGAAAGTGACTTTCTCTGGCTTATCGCTCTTGGTGAGAATGTCCTTGGGAAGCGATTGCTCGATGCGGGCGAGTTTATCCTGATAATCGTCCTTGCGCTCCACGATCATCCCTGCGCGGCCTTGGGTAGTGCCGTGTCCGTATTTCATCTCGCCCAAGACGTTTTCCGGGTGCTTGCGCCAGTATTCATTGGCATTGAAGGTCTCGTTGCCCTTGCCGTTTTGCTCGGTGTTCATCCATCCGTCTTCCTCGACGGCGGAAGCTGGCGTTTCGCGTTTTTTCAGGATCACCACGTCGGTGACGACCTTGGTTCCTGCGTATTTCTCGAAGGCTCCAGTTGGGAAACGGAAAGCGGCTACCAGTTCGGCGCGGCGGGCCATTTGGCGGCGGGCCGTCTGTCCCTTCTTGTCCATGGTGCCGGATGACGTGATGCCGATGACGAGTCCGCCGGGGCGGGTCTGGTCGAGCGCCTTGACGAAGAAGTAATCATGGAGAGAAAGCCCAAGGCTGTTATAGCGCGGGTCGCTTGGTCCTTCCTTAGCGAACGGCCAGTTGCCGATGACCAGATCATAGAAGCCGTCCGCCGTGGCGCTTTTCTCGTAACCCATGATACGGATGTTCGCGTCCGGGTAGAGCATCTGCGCCATGCCGCCGACGACGCGATCCAGCTCGATTCCGGTAAGCGAGCTTTTCGACCGGATGACATCGGGCATGAGTCCGAAAAACGAGCCGATGCCCATGGATGGCTCCAGCACGCGCCCACCCTTGAATCCAAGGTGCTCGACAATCCGCCAGAGCGCCTGAATGTGCGGCGGGTCAGTGTAATGCGCGTTGATGATGGAATCCCGGATACTCTCCCAGCCGGCTTGTCCAAGATGATCCCGCAGCCACTCGCTTTCCTTGGCGAATGCTGGTTGCGGATTGGGGCGTTCCCACGAGCCTTGGAAAAGCTCCTGTCCGAAACTTCCCCAGCCAATGTAGGAGGCGAGCGCGTCTTGCTCCTCGGCGGTGGGCTTTCGGTTCTCGGAGAGAACCGTGTCGTAAGTCTCCAGCGCCAGCTTGTTGCGGGCGAAGCGGGCCTTGGGACCACCTGCGCCGATGATGCTCTCGGGATCTGTCAGGCGGTAGCCAGTGATTCCGGCAGGCTGTTCGCCTCCAGCCACTCCGCTTCCATCTCCGGTCCCGACGGAATCAGCTCCTTGCGGGCTTCGCTTTCCGCCTCGCTGGGTGCCATCCCCGCCAGCCTGTTCGCTATCGCCAGATCCAACACTTGATCGTGGAGCATTTCCGCCCACGGTCCCAGTATCTCCGCTTCCTCCAGCGCGTCCGCCATTTTCGGGCAACTGTTCCGCAGGCTTTGAATCAGTTGTTTCGCCGCGAAGCTCGGATGCCACGGGTTCAGAAGCTCCTCGTTCCACTGCATCACCTGCTTGCGGACTTTGACTATCAGCTTCGGATTGAGGCGCGTTGTCATCGGTTGAACCCTCGTCTTTCTGATTCGCTTTGTCAAGTTCACCATAAACCCCGGCCCAATCCTCCGCGTTCGGCAGGTCGGGATAGCTCGAAACCATCCCGCCCCAAAGCGCGTGCGAGTATTGCTTGAACTTACCTCCGCCGATCTTCGAGAGCTTGGCGGCGAGGTCGGCAGGGCTGCGGACGCCGGCTTCGTAGAGCTGGTCCGCCACGTCGAGGAATGCCGCCCGCTTGTCCTTGGGGATGCCCTTGGAGCGGTAAAACTCGGAAGGAGTCAGTGGCGAGGTTTCCAGACCACCGCCGATGTCTTCAAGGAACGCTTCCAAGGCTTGCTCGTCGGGTGTGAGGGTGAGCTTGGCGGGGATTGGCTTAGTCCCACCAGGCGCGAACAGGCTATTCATCGCTTCCTGCTCTTCCTGCGGAAGTGCGTTGAACTCCGCTTCTTCACGTTGTTGCTCTTCTGAAACGAAATCCGGCATTCCTTTCTGCGCTTCGCGGGCGTAGGCGTAAATCTCGCCGAACCCCTTGGAGTTCTTGATGGATTGTCCTTCCTTGAGGAATTGATAGCGAGGGATCGGGCTTTCGCTCACATCCACTACCCGCCAGCCTTCAGCCAGAAGTTGATCGGCAAGCTCGCGTCCGTTCATGTCTTTGCCTTCGTGGCGGACCTTCAGCCGCTCCGCGCCGAATTGGAGTCCCTCGATTCGGTATTTCTCATCCTTCGCCGCCCGCTCCTCGGCGCGTTTGGCGCGGGCGGCTTCATTCGCCTTCTCGTTGGCATTCCAAGCCTCGTCACCGACGTAGGACCGTATCACATCGGCGATGCCGGTCTGGGTTTTCGGCATTGGGCTCATGCCCGTTCTCATCCCGAACAGCTTCCAGAAGCCATCGAACTGGCCGTTGTTGTAGCCGTCCAATGTCGCCACGTCCTTGGTGTCGATAACCTTGAGGAACTCAATCACGCGATCACGGACATTATCCGGAGTCCACGCCGCACGCTGCTGGTCGTAGTATTCAGGACTTTGCTTGCCGCTCTTGGCTTCGCGGGCGACACGAGCAAGGTGGTAATTGGAATAGGCGGTGACGAACTTGTCGAGGTCGGCAGGCTTCGCGGCGGGTTCAAAGACGTAGAGATCGCCCTGTTTTGAGTATCCCGTTGGTAGCGCGATTCCGTAAGCCTCCACGGAGGCGACGGAAACGGGTTTTCCGTCTTTGATCGCCTCCTCAACTTTGGATGGATGATTGCCCGTGAGGTCTTCAGTTTTCCAGTTTTGATTCTGGATTAGGCGAGATTGAAGGGACTTCAACTCCTCTCTCAAACGCGGAATTTCATAGGAGTCAGGCGAATAGGCTCTCAACTCCATTTCAACACGCTTGATTCTTTCACGATAAACCGCGTCCTGCCTTGCCTTGCTGGAATCCGACCATTCTTTCGGGGACATTTCTGCGGCGGGCGTTTCGGCGACCGCCTTGGCCCTCTCGGCATCTAAACGCTTCGTTTCGGCATCGAACTCCGCATTCATTTCCACCACATCCCCCGCCGTTGCTTCGATTGCGGGCGCGGCCTGCGGTTTCGTTTCCGACTCAACCACCCGCAGATTCTTCTTCGGCACGCGCACCGGCACGTCCGGGTTCTCATCCATGCGGACGCTGGCGACAGGCACGCCGTCGCGCACGTCGCGGACTACTCCGGTGACGGTTCTTCCGTTAATCTCGAACTCGACCCTTGCGCCGACTGCCAGTGGTGCACCAGCGCCTTCGCTTCGTGGCGGGACAGTCCCGCCATCGTTTGCAGCTTCGCCAGCGCCTGCTTGTGGGGCAGGGGGAGCATTTCCAGCAGTCTCGCCGCCTTGAGCGGGCTGCGCTGGATCAGCTTTTGGACTTCCGCGGCGTGGTTGACTTTCGGTAAGACTTCGTAGGGCATTTTCGAGGTTGGTGATTTCTTGCTGGAGGGTGGGGGAGGCGGCTTGGGCGAGTGACTTCAGGGATTGCAGAGCGGCTTTCAGCGCGGTGCGGAGGGTGTCGCTGATGCTGGTCCAGAGGAAGATCGCCTCCTCGGTCACTTGGTCCTGCGACATGATCCGGATGGCCTCCAGCGCCTTGTCGCCGTCGGACATAGCGTCCCACGCGGCGAGGTTCCCGGCGTCCGTGCGGGTGTAGAGGTCGCGGGCGGCGTCACCCTTCTTCCCGGAGAAGTCGGACTTCCAAATCCCGGCGTAGTGGCTCTCCCGCCAGGTGGCGAGGTCGAGCTTGCTGCCGGAGTGCTTCCAGAGCATCGCGGCGGCGGCATACTGCGCGGCGTGGCGGATCTCCTCGTCAAGCACGCGGTCGAAGTAGTCGGCGGCCTGCGTATCGTTCATTCCGCCCCGCATGGCCTCGGTGATGACTCGCTCCGGATTGATCGTGATCGAGCCGTCCGGCTTGGCCTCGGCGCGTGCGGCGGGGTCGTTGGTGACGTTGAGCACCGCCGCGATCTTGGGCGACTTCTTCTTGATCTTGGCGAGCTTTGCCTTGGCGGTGGCAATGGCGGCTTTGCTGGGTTGCTGTGCGCCGGTGGCGGCTACCGCTTCAGCGGCGGCAGTGGGCGGGACAGCAGGATTGCTCCCTGTTGGATTGCCAGTAATCCCAGCGTCGTCATTACCCGGGATCGCTGTTCCAGCATCATTTCGTGGCACTCCGGACACGGGCACTTGTAACTGTGAACTCTCGGCAGGTTGTTGGTTATCATTGGTGAAGGTAGGTTGAACGGGTGTGGCCGGCTGTCCGGTAATCGCCGCGACGGCCGCAGCTTCCTGCAACGCGGTGTCGGCGTCCGGGGCCTTCACCCGCAGGACGGTCCCGTCACGCATCGGCACGTCAAATTCCGTCGGCGAGGTTTCCGCGGCCGCATTTGTTTCAATCGGAACACCCTCGCCCCCCGGCGAGGAACCTGTGACCGGATCTCCCGGACCACCATTCTGCGAATCCGCGGAAATCTGGTCGGCGCGTTGCTGCGCCTTCTGCCGGGCGGTGGCCTCGGGCATGGCGATGCGTGCGCCCGCAGTGGGTGACGCCGCCTTGACGCGCTTGATGGCGGCGTCGGTAAGGATCACGGAGCCGTCCGGACCCACGTCCGCCATCGGCTCGGAAATCCCGGCCTTCTCGCGCTCCTTGTCGTCCATCGGGAACACCTCATCGCCCTCGCGGACCATCCCAAGGGAGGCCAACTCGGCAACGGTGAGATCGTGCGGATTCTGGCCGGCGGCAATCTTGACCACGGCCCGCACGGTGGCGGCGCGGCCTGTTTCGAGGATCTCCCGGTTGCCTTCGGCAGCTTTGCGCTCCTTGGGATCGACGGCGGCGACAATCGCGGCGTCCGCGGCGGCGATCTCGGCGGCTTCCTGAGCTTCAACATCCACCAGCTCGCGCTCGATGAGCACGGCTTGCGCGACTTCCGCCGGACCATGGCCGCGACCACCCAGCAAAACAGCGCGTTCGATTTCCGCCGGGTCGGCGGGGGCGATTTCCGGATCGATCGCGGCAAGCGCGGTGTCGATCTGGGGCTTGAAATCCTCCGGAGTGGCAGGGGTGCCGTCGGGGTTCTTGCCGCCAATGCCCGTCGCTTTCGAAGCGAGCTTGAGAGCACCGCCAGCGCCACCCATCAGTCCCATGAGGGCGAGAGTCTGCGGGGCGACTTCCTTGAATGATTCCACGACGCCACCGGCGGACCAATCGGCTTTGATCGCGTTTGGATCCTGTCCTTGCGCGATCGCCGTCGCCTTTTGCTGGTCGGCGGACTGCTCGACGTTGGTGAGTGTTTCTCCGGTGAGTTCAGTGGCGAGTGATCCGGCACCGGCACCAACCTTGACGGCGACTTTCCCGCCCGCGGTCTTCGCGAGATTCTTTAGAAATGCGTTTTGGATACCCTTTCCGAGTCCAAAGATGATCTTGCCCGCACCCATCGTCACGGCGTTGCCGACGGCTTCCGGGCCTGCTTCCCAGAGTGCGGAGTTCTGCGCGATTGGAAGCAACGCCGCGTAGGCGGATGCTTTTTCCTCCTCATTCATCGGGCGACCGCTCTTTTTCATCGATTCAGCCTCCAGCGATTGGAACGATTCATTCAAAAATGAGGCTCCAGCCATCCGGTAAGCTGCCGTTCCAGATGCTGCCATCCCTGCCGCTACCCCTCCGATTGTTCCACCAATGGCTGCACCTACTGGGACCGTCACCAATTCTTCTGGGACTGCGGCTTGAGGTCCGGCGACACCAGCAATTGCGGCAATACCAGCGCCGGTTGCTGCCCCTCCTTTCATGCCAACATACGAAGCCGGAAGCGACGCTGCCATCGACCCCAGCGAAAATCCAAGGCTTCCGCCCGCCTCACGGAACGATTCGCCAACCGATGAGGATGTCCCGGCCTTTTGATTGGCCTCGGTCTTCGCCTGCATCTCCTTGTTGAAGGCATCGGCCTCGGCGAACGCCTTCTTGGCGCTTTCCGAATACTTGTCCGGGCGTTCCATGCCCTCGACCAGTTGGTAAAATGCCGCCGGGGCGGATGTCCCAAGTCCTTTGACGGCATCCCAGATGCCCGAAACCGTGTCGCCAAGGTCGAAGAAGTCCTTGGGCGGGGTTTTCCCGTCAGCGTTTGGAGCACCTGATTTTTCCCAATACGCTTTCTCTTTTTCCGCCTCTCCTTGAACCGCCTTGATCGGCTCCTCGGCCTTGACCGCCTCTTGGGCGATGGTGCCACGGGCGGCGGCGATTTCGGCCAGGCGGGCCTGCTTGGCGGCGACCTCCGGGCCCTTGACGCCTTGCGCGAACTCGGCGCGGATCTGCCTCCCCTCGTCGGCGGCGGAGTTATCAGCAGCGGTCACTTCGGAGCGTTTCGCCTGAGTCTCGGCCACCAAGGCGGCGCGGGAATCCGCAGCGGTCGGCTGACTCCGGTTCTGGAACCACGTCTCCGGGTCCGTCTCCTCCAACTGCCGGGCGTAGGCCTCGCGGTCGTAGGAGTGCTTCGCCAAGCGGTCTTTCTCGGCGCGATATTCGTCGTCGGCCTTGAGCTTGGCCTTGAGCTCGATGTGGCGGGGGTCGGTCTCCGCCAGCCCGTCCCCTTCGGCCAGAAAGTCCTCGCGGTCCTTGTCCTTGAGGCTCTTGGCGTGAAACGCGGGGTCTTTGAGCCGAAATGCAGAGTCCGACGCCTCGCGCTTGGCGGTCTTGATCTCGCGGTCCCACAAGGATTTCCGGGCAATCGGCCCCGCTTCCGGGTCATTTGTCCACTCTTCCGGATCAAGCTCCTCACCGCGCCCTCCTAGCACCCGAATCAACTTGCCGCCTCCACCCTTGAACATCGGGACGCCGTAACCGGGCCGGGATGCGCGGCGATTGCCCGCCTCCGCCATCCGCATCTGGTCCCGCTCCGCTTGGATGCCCGCCTGATTCGCCTCTTGGAACGCCTTGTTGACGACGAACTGCTTCCAGACCGGTGCCCCCATCCTCACGTTGGTCCCCGACTGCTCGGAAGGATTCGCGTCGATAGCTTCTTGCTCTTGTCCGGTGGAAACCTGGCCTGCGCCCTTCTGGCGGAAAAATTCGTTGTCCATGATGTTTTGTGGGGTGCGGAAATCCATCCGCGTTTCGTTTCCATGGCGGTCCATGGCCGTTATGAGTGAAAATTTCAGCGTCTGGCGAACGACGGACGCGCGGGCTGCACTCCCGGAACCACCGTGGCGCGCGGGGCGTTCACGGTTGTCGGCAGGGCGGATGAACGCCTCAGAGAGTTTGCCACCAGTTTCGCCTGATCCTGCGAACTGGCGTTGTCGTAGAGAGCTTTCTGGCCGTTCTTCGCGGAGTCGAACTGCGCGTCGCTCGGGTTGCCACCGGTGAAGCTCGACTGGTAATTCGCCGCGGCCACGTTGTCCTTGCGGATGATGTCCGGGTCGTTCTGGCGCACTCCCGCCACGGTTGAGCGAGCCGGTGCTGGCGTGGCCATCGTGCGCGGCTGCATCGGGGTCATGCCCGTGCTCTCCATCACGCGCTGCGCTCCGGCCGCCTGCTGCGGTGTGGCGGTGATCGCGGCGACTTTTGGCGCGTAGGTCGGCCGTCCTTGAACCACTCCGACCTGCTCCTTGTCAGGTCCAGCGGTGAAGTCGTCGGCAGGACGGTTGGGCCGGGCTGGCGGAGCGGGTGCGGCAGGCCCGCCTGGAGCCATCCGCTGATCCGCGATTTTGCCGTATTCGGCGTTGGATTTGAGAAATTCCGGCGACTTGTTGCCCTCGGCGGCAGTTGGTGGGCGGGCGGGATTGGCGGCAGCTGGAGCGGCGGGTGTGGGGGAGACGGTCGGAGTCGTGGGAGCAACGCGCATCGCCGCAACGCGCGCCTCATCGGCTCGCTTCATGTCCGCGGGGGCGGTGGTGGGGGCGTTAGCCGAAGGAGAGACGAAATTTTTCTCGCCAGGTTGCGGAGTCGTCATCTTCGAAGGAATGCCGGCGATTGCACCGACAACGCCGCGAGATACGCTTTTAATCCCGCTCGTGACCGGAGAGTCCCATTCGTTAGGGGCGAGCATTCCGTTATCCTGAGACGCCACCCCGCCCACAAACACACCGTCACCAACGCTGTTCACTCCGCCGGCAGGGATCACCGGGGCCTTGGTGAGTTCCGCGAAGGAATTATCCGTCACGCTTGCCATGATCGACGCCGACTCTTGCCCTCTCTCTTCCTTCATCGCCTGCTGGCGAGACTCATACGACCCGTCGCTCTTGGTTGTTGACTGAGATTGCTCAACCGCCGCGCGGCTTGCCTCCGCCGTTGTCACCGGAGCTTTCGCTGGCGGAGGGGTAGGCTTCGCCGCCGTCCGTGCGTCATACTCCTTCAACGCCTGCTCGCCCGGCGTGCCATACGCACCGCCTTGCTGCAAGATACGGCTGCGCGTGTTGTCGCGGTTGATCTGGTCGTTCGTCCGCGGTGCCGGCGTCCCCATCCGCTCGCTCGGTGCCAGATCGGTCGTCTTCCCGCTCGTGCGATTCGCATACTTCTGCTTCAGGGAATCCGGCGACGTTGCCCACATCCGTTCGAACTCGGCCGTCGCCTCATCGACGTTCTTGCCCTTCATCGGACCTTTCTTGAACCGCCCCGAGTGCTTGAACGGCGTGCCCCCTTGCGCGAGGTAGGACGACAGCGCGGCGGCCTTACCCTGTGCCTGCGGAACGACTGTTTCCATCATCCCATCCTGATTGCGGCGATAAAGCGTCTCACTCATGCCCGCGACTCATCACAAACTTGATGTTTTGTAAAGACGTAACGGTGGCCGGATTGGTCAACTGAACGTCCCTCGCCCTTTCGGTGCCGACCTCAACCGGTCCCGCAGGTCTGGCGGGAGCCATCGATCCACCGTCTGCTCGTGGTAGGTGTTCGCCGCATCGATCGTGAATATCCCGATGGCAAGGGAAATCACGTCGTCGTCATGGCCCGACAGCGCCTCCATCCGTCCGTTGGGCTTGGTCCCGAAGTTCCGCATCTGCTCCAGCGCCCACGGGCACCGAACCTCATACCCGCCACCGATGTCGCCTCTCAGCGTCTCCCGCGTCACCACCTCGAACCTCGCGAGAATCCTCTGGCGAGTGTCCGCGTCCGTCTTCCACCCGAGCGCCTTCATCGTCATGTTGTCCCGATGGTTGAACTGCTCACGCTGGTAAATTGAAATCCCTCGCCGCTTCATCGCCTCGATCAAGCCGCGGTCATGGTTGACCTCGGGAACCAGATACGCGTTGTAGGCGCGGCACATCATGAACACCTGGTCTTCCAGCACATCCTCTGCCCACCAGCAACAGAGCATGCCGGGCTTGTTGGCTGGAACCATCATGTTCCGCGCCACCAACGCCGGAGGATTCCACTGGCCGTGCCCGTCGATGAATCCTGCACGATGGACGAGGATTGAGTGAGAGTCGGGATCTTCGCCGCCGGTCTGGTCGGCTCCGGACGCGGAATCGACGCTGACGAGGTAGCGATACCCCGGCCGCGCCTGCTCCCAGCGCACGGTCATGGCCTGCCCCTCGGTCGATGGGCTCCAGAGCACGCGGTCAGTGTCCTCGCGATACGTGTAGTAGCCGAATTCCTTCGGGCGGATGGCGACGATGCTGTCCTGATGATTGAGCGCGTCAGTCGTGAACGCGCACCGGCTTACCCGGCTGTCGCACTCGTATTCCTGCGCGTAAATGTCCGGATGGATGGACTTCTGGAGGTCCGCCAGCTCGTCGGGAGGAATGATGCCGGACTCCGACGCGCGAAGCAACAGCGCGAACCAGTCCGGGTCGCGCGTTGCGTCGAGATACCGCTGCCATTGGCCAAGCTTCCCTTTGATGGTGCCGATCCAGATCGCCCAACCCTTGTAGTCGGAAAGGCACGGGCGGATGACTGCCGGCCATGCCTCGGCGTTGATGTCCTCGGGCTCATCGATGACCACGCCATCGAAATACAGCCCCCGCATCCGCTCGTAGTTGTCGCCGGAGTAGAGCCGGATGGTCATGCCGCCGGGAAACGTGATCTTGAGGTCCGACTCGTTGGTCTCCACGCCAGGCAGGCGGGAAGTGAAGGATTTCAGGTAGCCCCAGGCGATGTCTTTGGCCTGCGCCTGCGTCGGGGCGATGTAGGCGTAGCGCGTCGGCGGTCCGGGCCGCTTGTGACTCAGCGCCCGAAGGAGGAGCTTCTGGAGGCTTGAGAACGTCTTGCCTCCCCGGCGGTGGACCACGAGACAGCACCACCGCTTGTCGGTCTCGATGAATTCACGGAACTGTTTCCGGGGGCGGATCTCAATCGTCGCGGCGGTAGTCATGGGCGACGGGTAGCAGTGGCTTGATGTTTTGTAAAGACGACGAAAAGCCCGCCCCGGTGATGGAGCGGGCTGGGTGCTGCTGCGGGTGTCAGGCGACGGATGCTATGCCATCGCTTTCTTGACCCGCTTCACCGTGCTGATTCCCTTGCCAGTGCGGGCGGCGATATCGCGGAGCGGCTTCCCGGCCCGCAGATAGCGAACGATGTCGGAGTGCTTGGCGAGCAGATCGACGGTCGAGGTAGTCGTCCCGACTGGTCTCCCGAGCACCTTTCCCCGGCGGCGAGCCTCGGCGAGTCCCGAGTTGATACGCTCCACCAGTGTTTCCTTCTCAGCTTTCGCCATCTCGGACAAGAGCGAGAACATGATGCCGGCGGCAGGGTTGCGCTTTCCGTTCTCAAGGCGCGTCTCGATGCCCTGAGCGTGCCAGTAAAGCGAAACGCCAAGCTCATCGAGCTGCTCAAGAAACGCATGAGCGGCGGAGTTGACGCGGGCAATGCGCGAAACCTCGTGGACGAGCACCTTTCTGATACTCTTGGCTTTGGCGAGAGCGAGCACCCGATCAAGGCCATGGCGGACCTTGCTGGAACCGCTCACGCCTTGCTCTTCGATGCACTCAACCACCGTCCACCCCTTTGCGGAGGCGACGGCGGTGAGTTCGGTTTTCTGGCGGTCGGTCTCCTGCTTCTGGGTGGAGACGCGGACGAGGATTGCGACGGGGGTCATGCGATCTCCTTTCCGATGAATGCGAGAGCGGCGAGGCGTTCGAGGTGGAGTTTCTCCGGGTATTCCTCCTCAGTGAAATCGCGGCGAGCGCTTTCGAGGTCGGCGAGGACGCGACGGACATCCTCGTGAGTGGTGATTGGCTCGCCGAGAGTAACATCGGCGAGGATGGCGATGGCTTGTTCTGTTTTCATTGCGTCCGCTGAATACGCCGGACCCGATAAAACGTCAAGAAAAAGGTTCAAAAAATCATCTGATTACGCGAACCCTAGGAAGGACAGTTAGAACCAACGAGAAGTAAGGGGAAATCGACGCTTTTCAGCGATACGATTATTTGAACCCGCTTTCGGTTTCACTCAGTATCCCCGCCGACCACAATCCGGATCTCGCCGGCGACGGTCGCGTTCACGTCGAGCTTCTCGCCGTATCGCTTCGGGTCCCACTTCGCCAGTAGCTTCAAATCCGTGTCCACGATGAGCTTGTCCCGCTGCACGTCGCCCGAGCTGTCCCCGGCACCTCGGGACGTTTCTCGCAGATTCTCCGCGATCGCGTCAAACCCCTCTTTGCGGGCCTGAGAGTAGCGGGCGGCGAACTCCTGGTTGTGCCGGGTCCAGTCGCCAACGGTGGCAGGCTGCGGCATTCCCGGCAGCCTGGAAATCGAGGCGAGGGTTTCGCCCTTGCTGATCCGGTTGCAGATTTCACTCGCCGTTGCTTCGGTGTAGAGACTGGTCATGAGCGCGAGATACCACTGGCTCGACGTTTTGTAAAGCCTGCGCCTCGCGCGCGCAGGAAGTCGCTGGATAATTTTTTCTGGACGCCACCCCACCAAAACATCAAGCCCGAAATCGCCGGTGTTCGCCTGAGTAGTGTTAAACGCTCCCCATCCGACCCGCTCTCACCCCGAGAGCCTGCTTTTCGTTTTCGAGCCCTGAGACGGCCCGTGACGCGTCGCGACCACCTCTCCGCAGACTGACAGCGGACGCCCCACCGCAAGAGCTTGGTGGCGGCATAGCGTTCGATCTGGAAGGCACTGGATGTTTCGTGGTGACACGAGTCTCTAATCTTAACTCTCTCTTTCTATTATCTCTTTTCTTCTTTCTTCGTCGTAATCCTCCCTCCCTGAAAGGAGGGAGGATTACTCGAAAGAAGAAAGATCATAATAAAGAGAAAAAACAAA